GAAGTTACAGCAGCACCTAATTGCTTAAGAACAGCAGATACAGAATTTTCTGGCTTTGCATCACCACCAAAGAAATCAGCCTTTTCTGCCTTATCTGCTTCCATATCAGTTCCAGCAGCAGCAGTTCCAATCATTTCAGGAAGCATTGGTTCTTCAGCTAATGTTTGTGCAACACGTAAAATTGTCTTAGGAGTTTCTAAGGAAGAAATAACTGCCTTACCTAATGCAGAAATAGTTGCATGCATAATTTCGTGAGCACTTGCTGAGCCTTCTGCACGATGGTTGGATAATTGCTTTTCTAAAACTTCTGTTGGAACGCCGTGGTTTACTTCTTCAACAAGTTGATGTAAAGTTTTGCGTACTTCTTCGTCCTTAACTCTTCTGCCATAAAGTCCAGCATCTCCAAGAAGGATCTCACGAACTGCATCTTGGCTTGCGCCTGTTTGCTTAGGTTCTAATTGCTTTTCTTTAACTTCATTTACAGCACCAGTGTTCTTTGTCTTAACACCTTCTGGTAAATGATCATATGTTTCACCACTTCTGACTTCATCAAGTTGCTTTTCTCTGTCATCAAGTCTTTCTTTGACATCAAGCAAAGCAGTCTTGACAAAATGTGAGTAATCCTTGAGCAATTCAGCAGCAACTCTTGTTCCTTGTCCATTTTCCATCAAACCAAGTTGGTTCTCATTAAGGATAGGTTCCCAAGCAGTTCTTTTTCCATTTGTGTAACCTGTGATTGAACCATCAGTAGAAAGAACAACTCTATTACCTGCATTATCCTCGACCTTAAAATCGATTGTAACTGCAGCAGCAAGTTTTTTTCTTTGCTCTGATGCAATCTTTGCAAAGTGATCCATTTGATTTCTGCTCCCCGCCACGAAAGGCGTATTTGTTTTTATATTTTTGCTTCTTTCATTAGCAATTCTAATGACATTATCAATACTTTTTTGAATTTGTGAACTGTTATTCAAATTATCTTTCAAATTTAAAATACTTTGTGTCAAATTCAAAATTTTATTGGAAGATGAACCGCTTTGAGCACTAGCAAAAACTTCTCTTTTACCATCTCTTGAAGCCCATACCAAATTGTGAATGCTAGAGGCTAATGCAACACCGCCTCCAACTTGACTACCTTGATCTCCAGAATAAGTAAGATCCATTACTTTTCCTACAGATTCTGTTGGTGCATAATTAGCCAGACCAACATTGGCATTCATTGGAGAAGCTTGTGGTGCTTGTCCCTGTTGCATATTTTGAGGTTGATTAATTTGTTGAGGTCTTTGTCCAGAGCCAACATCAATACCATCATCAATCATATCTTGCATAGTGGATTGAAGTTCTGCCATTGATTTGGTTACTTTGCCTACGTGTCCTAAATCAACATTGTCTTTTCTGGCAAACATATTCATTACTGCAACTTCCAAGAAGTTCAATGATAAATTGATTAAGTCAAGAATATTTAATCCTGAAGCTGGATCAATACCTAAAGCTTGTAAAACTGCAGATACAGTAGAATTTTGATTTGCACCTTGACCAGCTAATAAAGGGCCACCAACAAGAGTTCCAGCTTGTTGTGCTAATCTTACTGCCGTTTTTGCAGTAGAATTTGCTACTCTTAAACAGTTTTCGTATTCAGATCTAGAAGAAGATTCTTGCGGAGATCCTTGTAATGCTAAAACAATATTTGCAGAAAGTTCATTTGCTTTCTTTTCCAAATTCATTGCAGCATCTAAAACATCGTCTACATCATAAATTTCTTGAATTTCACAGGCTTCGAAAGCACCATCACCTACGCAGCTTAATTCAATAAACTTTACGCCATAGTTCTTTTCGTATGCTTTCTTGCCAGTTTCGGGATAAATTTTTCCCTTATATCTTTTAAGGTGTTCGCAGTAATCTTTTTCAGTGTAGGCTTTATTTCCACAAACTGAACAAACACCCCATTCAACACTAGCACCCATAGAAACATCATGAATTACACCTGTGCGAATGTTTCTAGCAATATCAGGATAAGCCTCTTCATCTACAAAGAAAGTACAATATACGCAGTCTTCTTCTTCGTCCCATTCAGCATAAACAACCATACCTTTGGCTTGTTCAATGTCATCATTCTTATGGTTGGTGTAAATAGGTACACCTTCGAATGTTTTGTATGAAGGGATTTTTTTACCTTTGATTTCTTGTTCTTTGAGTAATTCTTCTTTAGAGAAAAGGTCGCCATTAGCATTGACAACATCAGCATCAATTGCTCTGGCTCTAACCCATAAAAGTTTTGCACCTTTACGAGCTTGCATTTCTTTAACAATGTCGAAATCTTTGTATTTTTCTAGGACTTCTTTCGGATCAGCATAGAGAGATTGAAGACCAATCTTTGCAGCTTCTCTCATATTTGATGAAGCAGTCTTAATAATATAATCTCTAGCTATATTTCGGTCATTTTCGTTGAGGAAACTATTAATTGTAATAGCTCCTCCTTTTGCAACCTTGTACATATATTCAATCCTTAAAAAATAAAGTTATCAATAGGATTTGTTCTATTTTTAACATATTAAAACCTGTAAAATTTAAACCCGTCGGTTTCGACGGGTTTATTGTACAGTGACAAACTATTCTTCAATTATAAATATTCCGAATCACCCTCACTCATACCTGTTCGTCTTTTGATTGCTTTTATCAATACATTCAAACAATCTTGTGGGTGATCATTGATTTCTTTATCTGTAAATCTAACAATAATCCATCCATTTGCAGCTAATTCTGAATCTCTTCTTTTATCTTTTGCAATTTTATCTGGATTATTATGCCAAATTTCACCATCTGCTTCTATACCAATTTTAAGATTAGGAATTGCAGCATCTAATTGATAATCCATTGTCGGGCCAGCTGAATATTGTGCGTAAAGAGGAAATGGCATATTCAAAGACATTGTCAAGCCATATAATTTCTTTTCCAGACTAGTAAACATTTTAGGTTGCTGCGAAACATCTATTTTCTTTTTTGCATATTTCTTGATTGTTTCATTGTCATTATTTGCAAATTGATAAATTTCTTCTAAAGCATAATTATTTAGTGGGTGAGAATTGTCGCCACCAACTAACGGCATTTGTAAAGAACCAAACAAACCATCGTATTCACTAGGTAAAGGGCCTAAAGAGCCTCTACCTGTAACTGGGGTCAAAGACATTAAGAAACCTTCATGAGCTGCAGACTTAATTCTTTTACTAGCAGTTCTAACACCAGAATTTTTTGCATTAATTCTGTCATCAAATATCTCATTAATAATTGAACTAGCTAACTTATAATTTTTTGTCATGACTGATGCAGTAGGTGCTGGTGGAGCGCCACTAGGAGCAGGTGCTGGAGGAGGAGCACCGCCAGGGGCAGGTGCAGGAGCACCACCAACAGCTAAATCTGCTGGAGGAGGTGTACCCATACCACCTGAAGCATCTGGAGTACCTGCACCAAAGCCTTGTCCAGTAACTCCACCACTTTGAAAACTTAATGAAATATTTGGAGTTCCAAAAGATTGATCGTTGACAAAGTTTGCCCCTTGCTCAAATCTCAATCTTTCAATTTCTTGATCAGAATCTAAACCAAAAGCTTCGATAAGAGAAACGTTTGAGATAACACCATTTTGGTTTGCTGTTACAAGCATTTGAAGTTTGCCAGTATCATCACGTAATTGAAGATCATCAAATTTGATTTTAGGATAAACTAATTCATCCTGACCTCTTTCACCCTCAATGACAAAGCCATTCCATTTAGCTACTGGCATGAAAACATTTTGCTCAATCCAATGGGCAACTTCTCTTCTAAATGTCTCTAATCTTTGAGCCATAGCAAGAAGGCCAACTTGAGCATTACCGTAAGTTGGACCCTCACCATTAAGAAGAGCTTTATTGAGCATTACACCATCTAAAATTTCTTGCTCAATTAACTCAAATTCACCAGTAAGAGGGTGAATTTTACCTGTAGCTCCATACCATTCAAGATCAAAATTATGGTGAGTAACAAGAGTTAAGTTTGGGTCATTAGCAATAGATGCCAATTCGTCTTGAACATTGTCAATATCTTCTTGTGATGCCGGTCTTGTATCACTACCAATCTTCACAACCTTAATTGGAAGAATAAGACGTTCGGCAATCATATATTGAGCTTGACGTAATTTATCTTTGTAAGTAAGAATTGGAAACAATGGTCTGATCATAGAAATTCCATAATCTTCCCAAGGGTTAGATCCATATTTGAAATGATGAATAGAAATCGGATTCAATTTGATTGGATTGCCCTGAATAATCATTTTCTTGATATTGTCAGGAATAGAATCATAAATTTCTTTAGGATTTCTTTCGTTTACAATTCTAATCTCTTCTGCAGAAGGACGATAAGCATAACTACCAGGCTGGTCAATCATTCCTGGTGTCTTAATAACAGAGTCCGGGTTTAGAATAGAAATAGATTTCCAAGTAGCGCCATCATGTTCGCACTCTTGATTCTTGTCATCATCCCAGTTTGAACCGTGGCAGTGTGGACAATCTAGTGAAAGTAAAACAAATGAATCACCTAATAAGTGATATGTTTTAGAAATTTCTGGCAACCATTTTTGAAAGTTAAGAGATTCAACTAACTTTTCAAAATAATCTTTGACATAGGAGGAAGAACATTCTAATTTCCAACCAGAGAAAGGATAGTTGGTGTAAAAATTGATGGCTGCAGCAATTTTTGGTTCATTATTTCTCCACCAGTTTGCCCAAAGATAAACTTCACGACGAGCATTTGGGATTTGAAAAGATGATGGAGTTAAGAAAGGCGAATAGAAGTTAGGAGATGTTGTTACTGTGTTTACGCTTGCAGTTCTTGTAACGCTTGGTCCTAAACCAAGACCAATTCTACTACTTGCATAATTTTTGTCTACAGGTGTTGTACTGGTTGGTGCTCCTGATACTTGTGTTGCTGCTGTTCTGATAGCAGAAGCCAATGATGTTCTATTTGCCATAACATATATTATACCGTTCTAAAAATAAAGAACTTAATACCAAGTTTGATTAGAAGGTTTGTTTCCAAAAAGGATAGGATCTTGTTTGCCTTTAGATGCTTGATAATATCCTTCGCCACTTTTAAAATGTTGGAAACCATTACCTTTTTCTTTTGAAGCCATACTTTGTGGATCTCTGTTATTATTTTGTTGTCTAGATCCCTCTAGTTGATCTTCAATGGTTGTGTTTTCAGGAGCATCGTGATATGGTGAGTGTCTACGAGCTTCATTAGCTGCTGATTGAGGAGAAACTATGTAATTACCATTGTCATCCATATTCATACGATGTGGACGATCAACTAATAAATCCCAAATTTCTTTTTGCTGTTCTTGATTCATTTGGTAATAATCATCAAGATTTTTACCCATTTTCTCAAGAATACCAGCCAATTCGTCATACAATCCAGCAGGTTTGGTATCTACAATTTTAGCCTTATCAATTTCAGATAAAGTGGTGCCAGGAGCAATAGTTTCGTCTTGTTCTGTTGGTTGAGATACTCCTGCACCTACCTGGGCTAAGACTTGTTTATACCACATCGTCGTATTCTTCTCTTTTAGATTCTAAAACATAATCTAAACCAAGTTCTTCAGCAAATTTCTTAAGATCTTCTTCAGAAAATTGATGACCAAAATTATCATCATCTTCATCATCTAAAAGAGCTTCGATATTTTTGGTGATTTTAGTGTTATGTCTTCTGTCTTCTAATTCTTCATCTTTAGGAACATCAACAACATTTTTTCTTCTAATATCATTAAGAATTTGTTCTTTATTCATTTCTTTCTTAGAAGCAGTGATGTTTTTATCCAATTGATGAATGATAGAATCTTCTGGCTCATCAAAATCTTTGTTCAATACATCTCTGTAATTAATTGGATCTTTGCCATCAACATTTAATTGATGAGCATAAGAATCTTCCATTTCGCCACGATGACTATAAAGCTCATCAGAATCTAATTGATTTTCTCTAACTTCGTCTGTTACAGATTCTTTATTATTTAATTTTCTTAAAAGCATTTCAAGGTAATCTACACCCTTTTGCTCTTTTCTTGGCAATTGCGAATCTATAGTTTTGTTCGAATCAGTTTGTGCTTGTTTAGGGCGCATAACAGGCTTATCGCCTTGTTGATGACCCCATTGCACTGATTTGCTTTCAGATAATTGCTTTTCTCTTGAATCTTCATGGTTTTGCTTTCCACGAACTTTGTTAGCGCCTCTATCAGAATGATCAAATCTTGCTTCGTATCCGATTTCACCTTCTGTAAGTTTTTTGGATCTTTCGCCTTCTTTAAGTTCGAGAGCGTTAGCTTCGTTGTCAGGATGTCTGTGAACATCCAACCTTGCCATCACTTCTTCATGAGATTGGAAAGCTACTTTTAGCCAATCTTGATATGCACAAGTTACTTGACCATTTTTATCTACTCTTGAATCAATACAGTTCTCACGGCATTTTGAAATTTCCATAGGAACTGGACCATGATGATTACTGCCATTAAATTTACCTTTAGGACATAGTAAATAAGGCTCATTATTTTGAGTTGATAATGTTGTGTATGCTACTCTTCTATTTTCTTTAGGTGTAACTTCTGAATACCAGTTATGTAAATAATTTGCAACTTTGGTTGTTTGTAATTTATTGCCTGATAAAACAACATTCCTAGCACTATCAAGCTTAGAAATTCTCAATGATGTAGTTGCAAATTTCTTGAGTTTGTCTAAAGTATTGATTGCTTCAATCTGCCAATATCCTGCAGATTTATCAGTTGTTTTGTAAGCAACTCTTTCAAGTCTAGCAGCTTCATTATTCTTATTTAAAAAGTTTTGTAAAGCCATGTAAGCATAACGTAGGGTGTTTCTTTCTTCTGCTAACTTAATATTATTTAATTTATTGTATGCATGATGCAAATGATGATGTGCTTCTTTTTCTGGAAGTGCGATAACCTTAACGATATGTCCAGGACCACCCATATTTTGAAATGCTGAAATTACTGGATCATCACCAAAATCTTTCATGTTTAAAACATGAAAAGGAGAAGACATAGGCATAGCTTCACCGTCTCCAAGTCCAGCAATTGTGTCTTGAAGCATACTGAGTAATCCTGTTCCACCTATCAATGGTTTCTTATCCATAATCATTTGAATTTTTTCAGGATCGTGAGTCTCATATGTTGCTTTGATTTTATATCCTTTATCCATAATTATTTACCCAATCCTAAATTTGATAATTCTTCTTTATCAAAACCTCTGTCTTTAAGTGCTGCTTTAAGTTGTTTGAGTTCTTCTGATACGCCTTTCTTATCAGCAGCATCTTTGAAATCACCTTGCTTAGTTGTTTTAGTATAATCTTGTAAATCCATAAGGAAGCAAGCTCTCATAATTAATTCAGCGGTGGATCTTTTTTCAAAGTTAGGTTTTGAATCGTAATCTAAAGCAGCAATTTTGACGGATGCCTTTTTATTACCCTTTTCTTCAGTGTCATTAATTTGCTCTATTGTTTCTTCAACATCTTTAAGTTGCTCTTCTACTTTAGTTTTATCTTCAACTAACTTTGGAAGATCTACAACATTTGCAGTTTTCTCTGACTTTTCTGGCTTTTCGTCTTTATCTTTGCCTTGCTCTAGTTTTTTGTTATATTCTTTAACAATGTCTACAGCACGTTCAATTGTTTCTTTATTCCAATATTTAAGCTTAGAAATGTATCTAACAATATCATTTTTATCTACACCGTGATCAAGCAATTTACCCACTTTACCCATCAAAACACGGAATGGATTGCCTCTGGTTTTCTTTTTCTTTTTGACCTGTGCTGTTTTGGAATTGTTGTACACGTTCTTAGCCTCGGATAAATAAGTTTGTTCAATCTTATTTGCTATATCTGTATAGCTTGGATCCAATTCTTGAGTGATCGGATCTTTTGTTCTTGTCCTATTACTGTTGGACATCAAAAGTGCTTTAGATAATTTATATAACTGATGTCTTAAATTACTATCTTGCACTTTGTCTGCTATCAATGTTACTTCGTTAGAAAGTTCACCGAAATTATTGTTAGCAGCTTTTACTTTTTTCATCAACTGTCTCATTTCATCTTTAGTGACACCTTCTACTCCTTCACCATTTAACGGAATATTATTTATTCCATTTGCAGGATTGGAAGCTAAAGGCGGAGTTGTTTGAGACAGTTTGTTCATTAATCAATATCGTCAAAGTTGATGTCAATACTATTATAAATTTCATTAATAGTTTTGGCTCTTGATTGAGCTTTATTATTCATATCGCTTTGGATATTTTTCTTAATTGCCATTCTTTCGTTTCTGATCTTCTCTTGATTAGCAACTCTCATTGACTCACGATTGTCCAGAGCAGATGGATCAATCATTCCAAATGTTGAATTGAATTCATTGTCTGAAGATGTTCTCAAGATACTATGAGCTCTTGAAGAAACTACAGAAGATTGTCTTAAGTTGTTAATTTGTTTATCTTCCCAAGTTTTATGACGAGATGCTTTAGCTTCTCTTGCTCTTTGATTTTCAATAACTGATTGCTCACTAGTAGAAGCTTGTGAATTTAAGAATTCTTCTGAAATTGCAATCATATCTGGATTGAAAATAGATGCTGATCTAGAGAGCATAGCATTCATATATTCGTCTGCTGAAAATGCTTTTAAACCGCTTGTGGTTGTTCTTGCATTTTCACCTTGATCAAATTGTGAACCAGCTCTTCTAATAGATCCAAAATCTTGTGAAAGAATTCTATCTTCAAGGGTGGTATCTCTTAAATCTTGATAGGTAGATGCCCCTTGGATCTTTTCCCAAGATTTATTAATTGTGTTAGCTTCTTTTGTGAAACCAATATTTTGTTTAGAAATTGATTGTCTGTTTGCAGTTGAATTTCTCTTTAATTCAGCGTAAGGATCTTCTTCAACTTCAACTTGAGCGCCAATAAATCTCTTTTCCAAAAATGATGGAATATTTTCGATTTCTGATACTTTTCTAAATCTGCTCATGTTTATATTTCCTGCTCTTACTTTTCAAGAATGTCCCAGGGCAAAGCCCTGGGACTATTGTCTTGAGGAGTGTAGTTTTTACTTGTCGTACTTCTTGGTGAAGAGTGCATCAATCCACTCTTGATCACCATAACCGAGTTCGTTCTTCCAGTAATCAATAATTCTGGAATAATCTGCATCTGAAAGTGTTGCAACTTTGATCATTGAAGATGCTGCAGCAACCTTTACAGTTGTGTCAAGATCAGAAGCAAGAACATTCTTGATATCGGACAATTTGTCAACTGCAGGAGCTGATGTTTCGCCTAATCTAGCATTTACATATTCGATTGGGAAACCTTCTGCAATTGCTTTAGCAGCAAATGCTTTTCTTGCAGCAGATGAGAATGCTTTAGCTTCTTTCATTTCTGACTTCTTAGATGCATAACCACATGCTTCACATTCCTTGCCAGCATACTTACCACCACAAGCTTCACAAGTTTTGCCTTCAGATGCTTCTTTCTCATCTTCCATCTTTGCAGCAACTTTTTGAACCAATGCTTCTCTGTAAGCTCTTCTTTGGGCAAGCTTCAAATTGGTTTCTTGTTGTGCTTGAACTTGGCGCTCAATCTTGCCAGCCAATCTAACTCTTCTTTCATGGCGAGCAGCAAGGATAGCTTCCTTGAGATCTTCATCACCAGCAGCAATTGCAGCTTCTACTGCTTCAGCTGATAATTGAGATGCATGATTGAAATGAAATGCTTTCTTTTCTGACTTGGACTTAGGGCCTTTTCTCTTCATTGGGCCTTTGTTTTCTTTGTCATCATCACATTCACAAGGATCACAATCACAATCTGGGCACTTGTCAGAATCTTCATCATCAGATTCAGACTTTTTGCCCTTACCGTTTTGCTCCATCCACTTCTTTAAGCCTTCTGGAAGACCTTTCTTAGCTTCTTTGCTCCAGCCAGCTTGGTGCTTTTTAGAACCGTCATGATCATCATGATCTTCGCCTTGCATTTCGTCTACATAGTCATCTGGTAAAGATTGGATAAGTTTTTCAAGACCTTCATTCTTCTTACCTTTACCATCTTTAGCTTCGGCTAATCTTTGGTTAAAGTTATCCCAATCGATTCCTTGAAATACCAAGTCAGAATCAAGAGGATCTTCTTGAAATCTGTTTGGGAAAATTCTATCTGCCATAATTAATTTTTCTCCTCAAGAAAAAATACATTAAGAAAATTTCTAAATTTAATGCTCAAATTCCTTTAATGCATCCATTTATGTTTTTTTACTGAAAATTACTTTCTTGCCCTTCAAAAACAATTTATCTCCAACACCGATGCCTAATTTTTTGAACAATCCTTTATTTGCTTCTACAACAAATACAACATTGTTCGAGTCTGGAGATACAGATTTAGGGTCATCTGCTTCCATATCTTTGATATCAACTATTTTATAATTTTTATCTAAAAACGCTAAAGATAATGGAAAAGAAACATTCTTGTTCCAAAATGAATAGCAATCTGGATAATCAAAAGTAAAAAATGCTACTTCATATTCATCCAAAGGTTCAGCATTCATCAAACCTTTAATGCGTAATTTATCTGTATCAGCTACAAATCTAACATCGAATTCATCACGGAATTCTTTACTAGCGAGTCAAGAACCAACTTTCTTGAATTTATTCGAAGATGCTTTAACACTTCTTGCTTCTTCAAGATCAAATCTATCTTTTGTCCTTTGTTTTCTGAACTCATTAACATTTTCAGTGCTCAAATAATGATCACGTAATGCCAACTTTGCTCTTTCGGTAAGTTCTACAGATCTTCCGTAACCAGTGAGTAATCCTGCTGTTTTAAGTGCTAAAAGATCATTGTCAGAAATTTCTGATGGAACACCACAAACTTTGCTATCTTTGTGTAAAGCAACATAACTAGCTGCAGTAACTAATGCATCAGTATTTGCATCAATTGACTTGAGCATATCTAAATATTTTTCACTTAATTTAGCTGCTTCAATTTTTTTAGGAGCTTGTGAAACTCCAAGAAGTTGAATTTGAATATCTGAAAGTCCAAGACCTTCCATTGATGGTCCGTCAAATAATTCTGCATGTAAATCTAAAGAATGAACTGGTTTAATTGGTATAGGCATAATTTTATTCCTTATCTGTTTGGTAATCTATTTTTCCAAGCATTTCCTTCATCAACATTTTTCTGATATGTTTCTTCCCAGGAAAATTTATCATTCAAGTCTTCGCCACCTGAAATTGCCATAGAAGGACTTGAAGCTGGATTGCCTGGGTCTACATAAGCTGGTCCTGGAACACTATCAGGTCCATGTAATTGACCTTCGATATTTTGTCCATCATCCTCACCACCTAAATCACGATATTCAGGGACTCTTTTTCTAGGATTAATTTTTTGTCGCCAGAAATCATTTTGTTTAGTTTCTTCTTCAATTTCTTCATAGGGAACTAAAGAAACATTAGGGGACTGGGTGACAGATTGTTGAGGGTAATATTGAGCAATCTTTTCAAACAAAACGTCGGAATTAGAATAATGTCCAGTTTTGTCTAATCTTGAACAGATCTTGATTATTGTTTGAATTGATTTTGCATCCATAATTTGTTCTTGTTAAATAAACCTTAACTTACCTTTAAAAAGAATGACCACTAATTCCATAAAAAGCAGATCCATCGTAAACTTCCTCTGTGCCTTTATCTTCTTTATTAGTAGGATCTATGTAGTCTGCATATGTTGTATCTTTTTGTTTTGGATTTAATGCTTGCTCTGTAGTCATGTATGGATTTGATTGCTTTAATGCTTGTGGCTTTGGAGCTGTATCTTTCGGCGCATGAACATTTGCTTTGCCATCTGGATCAGGATAAGAAAGAGTAGTATCCTTAAGGCCATATTCTTGGAATCCATCATGATCAGGTGTATTCACTGTCATCAAGTCTTGGATATAACCATCAACATCTTCGCCATGAGTCAATATAGGAGTTTTACCAATAGGGGCATATGAAAATTGTTTTTCATCAAACTGATTTCTATCTTCAGGATATTCTTTAGTAATTCTATTTCTTCTGGCAACTTCATAATCTTCAGCTACACGTTTGATTGCTTGATCAGATATAGCAAAATGTAATCTTTCAGGTTTGTCAGGATCTTTGTATTCCATTCTGTCATATTTATAATCTTTGTTATATTTATGACGATCTTCTAAAGCTTGTTCTCGTGTCATCATATGTTCAGCTTTAGGAGTGTAATGTTTTTTAATATATTCTGGGCTGTTTTTTATCAAGTCAGATGCAGCATTTTCTAATGTCTTTTTATAGTTATGAAGCTGAGCTCTAAATTTAGCTCTCATTCTTTCTTCAGGAGTTAACTCGTAAGCAATTAAATCTTCATAATTTTTATGTTGAGGAGTAAGTCTCGACTCAATATTTACATCTCTAACATCTGGTTCAATGTGGGTTCTACTTAATATCTTGTCAAAACTTGCATCTTCATCTATATAAAGATTGATCTCATGCCCACCCCTATTTGATCCACCACGACCAATAGGGCTACCACCAGGCTGATAAGGAGACCCATTACCTCCACCGCCTACACCACCAAATTGAGCTGTTCTGATATTGTTAGACATAATGATTTGTTCTTATTAATTAAAAAAATTACCTTTATCGTCTATTGAGATTAACCATTTTTGATCTTGGTAATCTTACTAAAATTTTTGATGTTAGACATTCGTAAGCAACAGCAGCAACAGCATCACAAATATCATCTTTGTAACCAGATAAAGCTTCGATGTAATATCTTTTACCCTTCCATTTTTTTTGTAAGAATAAAAATTGAATTTTTGCTTCCTGAATTTCGTTGAGTTGGATTAGTCTGTTATCAGAATCTCTATATTCTCCACCTGACAAATCATAAATATCAATTCTGTCATCTCTTACTAGTTGAGATAATTCTGTGTAAATTTTCTCTTTATATTCTTTATTAAATTGACGTTCTACAATTGGAATTCTTCTTGATTGCAAAGTTATAATTGAAGATTGTGAATTCCATTGGTCTATAGAAACTTGCTTAAATTTAAATCGCCTATGTAATTCTATTACGTAATCTTCAACATCTTTTTCCTTAACAGGTTGATTTTTTGTTCTTGGATTCCAGAAATGTACATGATCGATCACCACTCTTTTTAAAGGTTGAAAATCTGGGCCAATTTGTCCATACATGTTTTCAGTATGAGCGACAACAAGAGCATAGTAGTCAGATGTACGTGCTGGATCTAAATGACAAAAATATTCAAAATGCCCTTCTGCTTGTTCTTTTCTCTTTACCATCGACATTGAAGAGAACATTCTGTCTATATCTTCTGAATTGAACATTGGGTCAGATGATGAAGCACCAAATTCTGCACCATATTGCATTTGAAATTCTTGAGGATCTTTTTTCTTTTGACCATCTAACCATTCTTTATCAATGTTAGGATTAGTAAGCCAAGTGGGAAGTCTCATAACAAGTGTAGAAGGATCTTCTTGTCTATTTTCATGCAAATCATAAAGTAAACCAAGTGGACCTTTTGGGTTTGAAAGGAGCATCATTTTTCCATCTTTACCAAATGTAGCAAGAGATGGTTTCAAGTCGTCATAAAGCGCATAGTCAACCCCAGATTCAGGATTATCACCAGCCATAGCAGCAACTTCGTCCATGATGATTGACCAACAAGTTAAACCAACAAGACCAGAAGCATTACTGGAACCACATCTAAGCACCAAAGAACCTGCAAAAAGATTGATATTTTGCTCTTTTCTTCTAACATTCTCTTCTCGGTCATGTTCAGTGTAAAATCGCATTTCAAGCTCTGTATCTTTGCCAATATAAGGTGCAAAGAAAGGGGAAGCTAAAACAGTTTGCTTGATTTTAGAGAAGATTGCTTTTTTTGCCTGTTCTTCATTACGAGCAACATTAAGAAGAACAATTTCATCAAATTCCATCAAACCATATCTAGCTTGAGGATGACCCATAGAAATTAATCTATAAAGTTCATAAAGAGCCATAGCAGATACAAGGAACGATTTACCAGAACGTCTACCAAGCACTAAAACTAATTCTTCAAATTTATATCTCTTAGTGCATTTTTCTTGAACTTGCATTCTAAGCTTTGGATCAAACTCTTCAGAATAAAGTAAGTCTGATTCACTTTGAAAAGCATCAATAATAGGTCTTGCTTCTAAGATCTCCACTTGTCTTTCAGCATCGGGGTTTGTTGCTTCGTCTTTAGCAAATTTATATCTTTCTTCTCTAACATTATTGTCAAGACGTTTGCATTGAAGGCACGGTGAGTTTACAACATTAAAAATTGTTTTGAATTGTCTGGCTTCAGATCGTGCTTTTAAAAATTCATTTTCATTTTTCTGAATATAATGCCAAACACAACCTTTGCAATCTTCTTGGTTATCAGATTCATCTATAACTAGATTTGTGTTGCCTTCTTGCCCCATATAAAAACACTTTAAGATGAGTTTTTGCCATGGATAAGGTTTTAGATTACAAAAATATGGATGCTCAATAAAAGTAATAATATCTACAATTTGATCAGGGTTGAATCTATCTTTAGTAGGTTTGAGTGGAGGAGCAACTTCTGATCTTGTGGCAGGAGCAATCTCATCAACAAAATCATCAGCATATTCGGTATCTTTAAATAATGCAGTTACGGAATTAGCCTGTTGAAGTAATTGGGTTCGTAATTCTGCTGGAGATTTGGGAACTGGAGTTTGTTTTCTCATTAATTATCTTGTTGAATCTTTTCTCTCAAGGCAACAATTTCTTCTCTGATAATTCTTTTGTCATTTTCAGAATCCATCTTTTCGTGCAATTTAGCAAGAATTTCAAAGATGTTGATATTGTAAATACCTTGATTATCCCTTACTTCTTTGAGATGTAAAATTTTAGAAATTAACTTTTCTACCATTGCTGCTCTTTTGAGTTTCATATCATTGTTTTTAGAGCAGTCAATACCTCTGACATCATCGAGTTCTACAAGTAGAGCAGTGAGAGCAAGATGATGTTCACGGAAAATCCAAGGAGCAATAAGTTCTTCCCGTTGTTCGTAATTCTTAAGACCTGAAGTTGAGATTTTTTTGAAATCACAGTGTTGTTCCATGTGAGTATTGATCTGCATCCAGTTCATCTGTGCATCAAAGTACTGTTGGAAGAATCTAATTACTGATTGATTTTTACGACCAGAATCAAGATATACGTGTTCTACCAAATCTCTAAAAGGCGAAGTACAAATTGCGCATCGTGGTTCCAAAAATTGAGGATAAGATATATCACTCATATTGTCAGGAGGAAGAGGCATTAAAGGTTTATCGCCTTCTTTCAAATCCCTGAACATTTTAGATGGCTTTTTTGGCCCTTCATCGGGAACAATTAGTGCATCTACAGTTTCTTTTTTTGATTCCATTTCTTTAGTTATACAAAACAAACAAGCCGCATAAAAGCGGCTTGTTCAATAGTTGTGAGAGTAAATTAGTCTTTGAGGGCTCTTTTTAATCTTTGATATGGAGAAACTGTATCGGCAGCTTTTACCATATATTCATCAGCAAGTCCAAAATCAACGTAATTTCCACCAATAAATTTGTCGCTTGATGAAGTTGCATTTGATAAATCAACTTCAGCAGATCCCTTCTTCATAGATACGACATATTTAGTTTTTGAAGCAGTTTTGATTTGTGCTTCTTGAGATTGTGCTAAAAGAACATTATTCAACAATGTTTCTTCAACAAAAGGCTTTAAAGATGCGTGGAGATTTCCTCTACCAGTTCTACTTTCTTTAGCTGCCTCTGTAAGTCTCAACCAATAACCCATGCCCTTTTCATCTGTCTTGACAATAGAATGAGGACCAGTGCAAAGTCTCTTGACGAATTCCTTTGCAGACAATTTAGTTAATGATCTTTCAATAATAGGAGCACAGTCAGAATATTTAGTTGGAACGACAGCAACTTCGATAGCAGTGTTTTGTTCAACTTCTTCAGCAGAATCAAACAACTTAGAAGCAACTCTATTAGCAATTTCCAAATCAAAATTATCAGCTGCGAGCAACTCTACAACTTCTGACTTATCGAAACCTTGATTTTTATATTTTTGAGCTTGACTATTAGCTACAACGAGAACGCCATCATGATGTGAACGTAATTCATTGCGCCAGTTGTAAATCATGTCATTTGTGTTGTTTTCAGACACTTCTCTAATCTCCCTTAGATTTTTTGATGCCACCAATAAAAAGGACTTAATTAAATAATAAAACCTCCAGACGCACTTATAATGTCTTAGAGGTTTTTGTGGAACATATTTATATAATACGAGAAATCAAAAAATATATTCCATCAATCGAAAAGGAAGTCTTTACCTAATATATTTTTCATTTGTTCAAGCGCTTTAGACAATCTTTTTGAAAATGCACCTTGGGTAATTCCTAATTTTTCAGATGCTTCTTTCTGATCTAATTGATCAAAGAAATATACTTGTATCACTTCTTTGCTTTTGTCATTTAGTTTTTCAAAGGCTTGATGGATACAAATTACATTGTCTATTTTGTTGAACGGATCATCATATTGCTCAGTAAATTCTACTTCTTCTACTGATTCTTCTTTTGGAAAATATTTATCAGAAATATAACGAAATAAGTTTATATCTATTCTTGTGGATAAGAAATAAGAAAAATATGATAATTTTGGGTCGTATTGATCTATAAGTTTGATAAAAACAAATAAAGTATCACCTAAAATATCTTCACGATAAGGTGAAAGTCTAGGTTCCTTATAGATAATTCTTTTTACTGATGAAATAAATAAAGGTTTGTAAAATTCATACAGTTCATATAAAGCCGATTCATTTCCAGCCTTGTATTTATATAGTAAGTTATTAATTTCGTCGTAATTCTGATCGGCCATGTGAAAATTATACAGATGCCAGTTTTGAAATTAATATAGGAACTGAATGATTTACAGAACCGTTAGTACGCAGATCAACTATCGAATCTACTACCATAGTGATCATTTTAGAAAATTGTGCTGGACTATATAAATTCTCTTTATTAGATTGTATGCGAATTCTTATAGGATTTTGAGCTTTGACAGTATAAGTAGGCTCTTGGTATTCATCATTTAAGTACTTACCCAAAAGATCCCTTAACTCAACAATTTCTTGCACTTTTGTCAATGGAAGATCTGTCTTATTAGTTTCTGATATCACAAGCATAAAGTTCAATTGACTTAAGAGAACTAATAAAAATCCTTGCTCACCCATAGAGTCGATAAGAAGATCTATTTTTGTCAAGCAATAGTCCAGATCTTTATTCATCAGTTTATCGATAAATTCGAATATGTCGCATTCTTCATTAAAAGAAGCATTAGAAATATCACGTAGAAATATTTTATCTGTGTAGGAAATAATCTTTTCTAATTCTTTAAATAGGATATCAATGTCGTAGCATAAGATTTCTTTCTTGCTACCAGATTGCTTTGATTTGATGCGTAAAATTGGGCAGATTTCGACAAGATGATTCAAAGTCTCACCATTTATATTCGCATTATTTTTTAAGACAAAATTATTGATATGGCGTTTTAAAGAATTAGAATCACCAAGGAGAGGATAGCTGCAATCAAAAATCAAGTTATTCTTTTTGGCTTTAGCAATTAGAGACAATCTTCCATCAAAACTATCATCCTCATATAAGATGATGTGTTTGATTCCAAGCTTTTCACTCTTTTCTTGGATCAGCTTTATATCTTCATTTGAGATGTTTGTATGGATATAAATGTTGTTGCTGTCAAAAAATTTTGAAAAACCATTGATAATCTTTTCAACATTATTATCAATACAAAGAATAAGACCAGGGAACTCTTCCTTGATCTTATTCAATGCTAATGTGGTTGATCCGTAGTAAATTCTTGGAAACATATTAATCCATTGGGAACAGTAAATGCTTAAAGTTTTCTGCTTCTAACATTAATAAAATAAAATCATTGTGCCTAATAAAATTAAGTTTTATCTTTTTACTGTCAAGCAAATCTAAAGCTCTAATCAAATGGGCAGAAACATAAGATACTGAAAATAATTCATCGTTTTTTATATCAATTGTATCTACCACAGCATTTTTTTCATTGCTGTTTCCAGAAATGACAAGCTTATCTACATCTAAGTTTAAGCTTATCATATGAGAATTTGCAATGCTAGAAACAAATTTGACTGACTTGACTAATGCATCTTTTTCTATCACAAGAGACAAGAAAAAATTATCACTGAAGAATTGATTGAAATTAGAAAATATTTTTTCAAAAGTGTTCTTCTCAAGATTACAAAATAATTCTCCGCCATCCCAAGTTAAATAAAGCTTGCTGTTATGAAGAGAAAATACCACTCCTGATACTTTTTCGACATAATATAAAACAATGTCAGAAATGTTTTTTGAGATTAAATAAGATGGCTGTAATTCATACTTCTTGCCAAATACACTAATTCTATGTTTGTCTGATGATTGAGTATTAATTTTTCCGTCTTCGATGAACCAGAGAATTGAAGTGTAAGGGTGTTCGTCAAAATCAGGCGCACAAGAAAACGAAGTCATCTTAATGCTGTGGACAAAATCATCAACAGTTATATCTAATGGCTCTAAATTGCTAGAAAAATCTACTGTGAAGTTATCTACAGGAGCAGAAGCCAAAGACACTCTA